ACCCGCTTGTGCCATCTGAGCCACTTGTTCCCGATGATCCTGAACTACCGCTAGTACCTGAGGTACCTGTTGTTCCTGATGTGCCACTTACGCCTGAGAATAACCCAAATGTAACTGGCTCATCTTCATTAACAATACCTGAGTGTCCACCAATAAAATCTAAGTCTAAGAAATAGAAATCACCGCTTTGAACAACAGCGGTTACTTTATATAGTCCGTATTCACTAGGGAATCCTGGACGATTAACTAGAATAATTTTGTCCAACCAAACTTGCTCAATGTATACACCTGGCTCTGTATTAGCAAGTGTTAAAAAAGAAACCTTGATGGTTCCTGCAAGTCCTATTACATCTACTGTATCAAACGGATGGCCAACTAATTCAAACGTCTTTGCAGGTTGAGGCCCAAATTCATCGTACATTTTGTACGTCCAATTGAAACTACCTGTATCGATAATACCTACCCGATTAAAATAATCGGCAACAGCGTTTGCTGTAAAGTTTTTGGTAATAAAGTCGTTGTTAGCGTCGGATCCAATCCATTTATCATTCCCCGTTACGTATACGTCATTCGGGTATGTTTGTATTCTTGCCATTGAGAAAGTCTTTGCTTATTATCTAGCAAAAATACGCAAATTTATCTAACTACGAGAAACTTGAAATAAGCATACAAGATAATAATAGCCGACTCGATTAGGATAACAATAATAGCCCACGTAGGAACCATATATCTAATAACCTCAATTCTATTTGTGCTTACTTTTAAATCGCTTTTATTTCTATATTTATCCTCGTAGACTTGAGCGATTGAATCAATGTCTACTGTGGCCCGAATTTTACCTCGTACTGATCGAATTATAACCTTCCCTTGTGGTATGCTTATCTTACTATAGAACGTGCTTAAAATGCCAGAAGAATCGCATGGATTATCTATAATTAATGTGTCATGTACAGCTGGAAGAATCACCTCAGATCTTTTTGCTATAAACGTATCAACACGAATAACCTCTTTATACTCAATTGCTGTTTTTGTTGGACGACAAGAAACTGTTATAATTAACAATAATAAGAATAATTTTTTCATTAGCTTACTAGTTTTTCGTTGCCTTTGTATGGCAAGTACATTGTTTTTCCTGCCTTCTTAACTCCAATTATAATATCATTATTATTCAATCCGTCCCCATAAGCCACATGTACCCAACTTAACTTACCATTCTCAGGAAACTCAGCAATTAATTGCTTAAACTTTAAATTATCTTTGATCCAATGAAATATATCATTGTTTGTAACCCCTGAGCTAGATCCATCCATATCAATGTCAATAGCTCTGCCATAACAGTGGTCAGAGGTGGAAGATCCGCCAATGGCCTTGTTAAGTGCTTTTGATCTATATCCACTTGAAATGTTAATAGGTACACCGAAGTGATTACGAATAGGTTCAAATACATGCTGTGCAAGTCTTTTGAAGTTCTCTAAATGTTCTGGTGTTGGAATATTAGAAATGCCGTTTCTTTTGGCTGAATCTGACCTTGTAACTTCTGATAAGTCCAGGTGTTCTGATAGTTTCATTATCCTTGTCCTCTTGATTTTTTTGACTTGCAATCTTTTGGCCCGCTAGTTTTAGCATGCTTCCCTTTGCGTCTTACTCCGAAAGTGACTTTTTTAGCATCACTCGTTTTGCTCGCCTTTGCCATCGTTATTTACTGATTTATATCCAGCAACACCTAGTGCAGATGCTGAAAATGTTAAAAGGGAAATAAAAATAAATTCAGGTATACTTAATTGTGTCCCCAATATTCCTAATATTAATACAGATAAAGTAATAATTACTACTAATCCAAGTGCAATAAATGCGGCAACAGAATGTTCATTGATATCGTTAGACTCTTTGAAGATACGCCACATTATTCCTTTCCTTTAATTAAGTTATATAACTTAAAGCCTGTATAAATAATAGATACACCAAGCAAAGCAAGACGAAGAGCTGCTTCGATGTTGCTAAACGACAATATTAATGTCGCTGCATTTAATAGTCCGATTTTCAAATCCTCCTCTGTCATATTACCAAAGAGCAACAATGTTAGTAGCTGCTGTTCCTGTAGAGAAAACTCTTAGAACACGAACCTGTAATGTTGTTCCTGCGGGCACTGCGTAGAAAGTAACTTCGTCTCCACCAATAGTTAAGACTTTCAAGTTACCAGCTCCACCAATGTAAAGGATACATCCCTCCTCATTTGTACCGCCTGAAACACTTGGAATGTTTGTCGTATTAGAAGGCGTAACTGCTGCAGCACGCCCTGACTGCATGTAATTTAAAACACCCATCTTATTTCTTCTTTTTGTTTTTTATTGCAGCTTGTGCATTCTCTGCGTAGTGCTTACGTGCAGTTGCTGTCAACTTTTGGTTACTTGCTTCTTTGATATTGAACGCTGTTTTTTTACTAACCTTTGCCATATTGATATCTTTTGAATTACAAAGTTAATTATTTTTTTTTGCCACGTGCACGCTTGTCACCAGCCATGTCATTCTTGTCTCCACGGTTTTTACTTGCTAATTTTTCAGTAAACCGTCCACTTTTATGATGAGCCAAATCTTTGCCATCGTGGTCTGCATAAGACCCACGTTTTCGGTTCTCCCGGTTCAACTCAATACGCTTTTTTAATTGATCAGCTCTCTTGTTATACTCGGACTGATATTCTAAGCGTTTTGCTCTTGCCTCCGGGTGTGTCTTATAATACTGGGATGTACGTCCTGCCATTATTTCTTCTTTGCGAGAATCTTCTTCTCTTGCTTTAATATTTCTTTGGTAGGCTTCTTGCCTGATCCTTTGTTCTCACGGATATTATCCCATAAGCCACGACGAGACTTTGACCCGTCTTTTCTTTTTAACAGTTCCATTTTCTTAGTGCTAATGCTTTTCTTGTTGGCTCGCCATTTGGCTTCTTCATTGGTCCTTCTACTCCTGACATACGAGCACAAAATGACTTGCGTCTAGCAGCATCTTTGCTGCCTGCCTTTAATTTAGATGGAGGAGTAGTTACTGCTGTTTGCAGTTTGCTACCTGGGTTCTCACGTCGGTATGACGCAACGCCTTTAGCGTTAAGTCCACCTTTAGGATCCTTACCCTCTTTTCTTGTCCAAGCTGCTGTTTTTACCATCTTGTGATTTATTAAATGGAAATTCTCTGTTTAGCGCGTCTCTTCTAGCAGCACAGCCGCAGTTATCGCCTACAATGGTTTTAACAGCGGCTGCTATGCCTGTTACCTTAGCAACTTTCTCGACTACATCTCCTAGTCCTTGCATTTTACTTTTTCTTAAAACGCTCTTTTGTACCATAAGATAAATCTGACTTCATCTTACTCAAGTCTGTGCTATATTTTTTAGCAGCAGATTTACTGTATCCTGTTTTACCAGTTAGTTTTCCAGTTGCATTATATACCTCTCCTATAATTGCATTACGCTTATTAGGCTCAAAAAATCCTTCAGAACGACCTGAACCAGGATAATCTTGAGTCCATACATCACGTCCTGCTTTTTCTGGAGCAGATGGAGCAAACTTAGATGGCATAATGTCACCTAATTCAGCCATGTGACTGCCCATTTTTTCTTTAATCATGTCGATAGATGAATTTTTAAATCCAATCTTATCATAACCCATTCCGATGTTTTTTAATTCAGATTGAGGATACTTTGGTTTTTGCTTTGCCATGTTATTTCTTTTTTACTCCTGATACTTTTTTCAGGTTTGGGTTTTGTTTCAATGCTTTTGCACCTGCTTTACGAGCACCTGCTGCTAAAATAGCACCAGCACGTTCCATAGGGATACCTTGTTTTTTGGCGATAGCAGTCTGTGCTGCTTTAAAGCCCATTCCTTTTTTCTCTTTCATCTTAGCACATCTTCTTAATCGCTTTAGCAGCCTTCACTACTTTAGCAACCTTTACTGCTTTCTTAGCAGCTACGATCTTAGTAATACCCATTTGCGTCTTAGGCATTGGGCGTGTCATTGGTGTTTTTTCTTGCTTTGCCATATTAACTATTCCATTCTGTTGCAGGCAAAGGAATATCCCTGCCTTTTGTTGCTTTATTTATTGCATTAATTGCTTTATCTCTATAAAATGTAGATTTTGATCCTTGTTCATCAGATAAATGAAAGTAACCTTCTGATGATTTTTTCATACCAGCTCTATCTAATACATTACTCATAAACTTATTTGCCTCAGATTCTTTCTCAAGATTATTAGCATAACCCCAAAGTTTTTTTGCATTAACTTTAGTGCTTTTAAGTGTTTGGGCAACCTTAGAACTAGTTCTAGTATTGTCTTTTTTAATAGACGTAACTGGAGTGGTTAATTTCTGCTTTGCCATTATTTCTTATTGAATAATTGTGATGAAGAAGGAAGTGGCATATCGCGACCCTTAACTTTTGAGTCGATTAATCCTTGATAACGCTCTGCAATTGGTGCATAATATGCGTTTTCTTTACGGATACGAGCAATACGAGTTGCAGCAGCCTTATCTTGATCTGGTGCCAATCCTAAGTTGCGCTCTTTTTGCAATCTTGTGCGTTCATCTTCGCGCTCAGTCATTGCTTTTCTCATGCCGCCTACGACGCCTTTTAGTTCGCCAACCTTTATCATTGAATTTTTCTTTGCCATATTATTTATTATTATTAGACAAAGATAAGTAATTTTGTAAAAATAAAATATAATGCCAATAAGAACATATATGAAGCCTAGGTCATTTAAACCAAGGCCAGTTAAAGTACGTGAATACAAGCCAAAAGCTATTGTTGTTGGAAGACAGGCGATTGATAAAGACTTTCTAAAATATATTAAAGTAGTTCGCGCATGGGCACGACATAAACACAATATTGGATTAGAAGACTTTGAGATGCTGTGCTATTTGTACTCCGAACACGTATTTGATGCCAATCAGTTCGACCAATACTGCCAAATCTTTGGATTTACGCAAAATAGACGACAAGATTTAATGGATAAAGGTTTAATTGTATATTTTCGCAAGCCAGAACCTGGCAAACGTGCGATTTATGAGTTATCTTACCAAGCAAAAATCATCATGCGACAGGTTTATGAGATGTTGCAGGGTCAAAAGCCCATCCCAAAGCTATCTGACATCAAACCTAAAAACAATAAACCCCATCACTTTGCCACAAGGCAATATGACAGGGTCATTGGTAGACTTAATAAGGATTTTTAAAAATGCTGTCTTTCCAGCTGTCAAGCAAGTTCTCCAGATTAACGGACTGAATGCCATATTGGGAGATTGCTATCTCTCCGTAGTCAGAGCCCGATTCGAACGAGCACGCAGGGCTTTCTAAGACATTGCCTCCTGCATCCCTTTTGAGTGTCCTTCTGTATTACTACATTTCCTCCGTTGGATTGCGTCTACCACGGCAGGGAGACACCCCTACCCTTCCGCCACCTGACTAATATTTTAAATTGATAAAATTTTTCTACCAACAAGTTTTTCGTCTACAAAAAAATCTTGAATTTTTGTGTTAGGTACAAATGTTAATGCTTCTGCAATATTGTCTCCTTGTTGAGTAGTTACTTGAACTACACATCCAATACCATCAATTTGCATTGCTTTTGTTGATTTCATCCAACCCTCTTCTACACTTGATGCTTTGGATATTAACTTAAATGTATCACCATCTCCCCAAAAAACAATATCCTTTACGTTTTTAGTTGCTCCGTTGGAGTCTGTGTTTACTAATGTTTTCATTTTATTTTTGTTTAAATTATTTACAATACCACCACCACATCTTTCTCAGTGATGACCGTATATAGGTCCTCATTTATGCGGATGGTGTGGCCAGCTGCACGATCGAAGTAGATAAATGAGCCTGGCTTAATGCCATCTACTAGTGAGCCTTGTGATACCACGGTTGCTTTCTTGTAGCGTAGCTCATTTGTGTCCGATGCTGTCATAATTAAGCCTCCTTTTGATTTTGTCTCCTCTTCTTGAGGCACGATTAGAATATTCTTTCCGATTACTTTCATAACATTAATTTTATTTTACGTTTATATTTTGTGATTTAATTCATTATAACACATGGAAAACCATTTTCGGCAAAACTGTGAATCTTTCATGCATCTATCAATAAACTCTTCTATTGTGTCAGGATAGTTTCCTTTAAATTCATTTGATTTAGAATAATAATAAGAATAAACTCCATTTATGCCGATAATAGAAAAGAAAAGCATTTTAGCATATCCATCAATACTCACTGTTGGAGTATATTTTTTTATTGAAACTAAAGTAGGTCTACTAATTCCTAGTGCGTTAGCTATTGCCTCTTCTGAAAAACCAGAATTTATTTTAAATAACTTACAAACATCTTTAAAATTTAATATTGATTTATATGCAGATTTTATTTCTTCATAAGTTAGCCCAACTGGATACGTCAATGATTCAAATAAATTAGTCCCGCAGTTTAATAACCCACCATACATATCTGAGTAATAGCTAATATAGTATCTTTCCCTATCATTTAAATCATTTAATAATATATCAGACTCTATCACATCTACATTTACCTCTAATCCTAGACTGTGTAATTCAGAAACCCACATATTAACTCCTTTATTATGAGACCGTTTCAAGTGCGATAATGGTCTTCCTTTGCCAATAGTTGTTTTCCCGATATATCTATATACATCGTTTCTTGGATCCCTTAAACCGTAAATCATATTTATATTTTCCATAACACAAATATAATAAATATATTTTACAATTTGTAAATTTTATTTAACCTTATTATCAGAACTTGCAACTTTTGACAAGTTTCGTCAATAGTGTGCATTACTAATATACACTATTGGTTTGGATAATTATCATTTTCCTCGCCATATTGGTTTGGATTTTTAACATTATCCGTAGTATTACTACCGAATTTGGCACTATTTTGTAACGTATTTTGGCAAAATTTGTTACACAACTCGGAAAACTTATGCAATTGCACTTTTTATACCAAATAGCATATAAAAGTAAAATATATTATACTTTTATATGACAAATGATATAGTTGTTGGCTTTCTCCACCATTAAGTGCAATATTATGCTCTAATGTTGGTTATCACCGTCTCTGTGGATAGCAATGTAGTTGCCACTGACACCGCATTCTTAAGAGCTTCTTTAGTCACCTTAGTCGGGTCAATGATACCTACGCTCATCATGTGGCAATATGCTCCATTTGCTACGTTTATACCAATGCCTTCTTTGCCTAATTGCTTCTCACTGTCAAAGTCTGATCCATCTACGTCAATCCCTGCGTTAGAAAGTATTCTCATCATTGGTGCCATCATAGCTAATTGTAGGATAGCCGTGCCTTTATTCTCTGTCTCAAGATTTGCCGATATGTCCTTTAACGCCACGCCACCACCTGGAAGGATTCCCTCTTCTAGTGCTGCACGTACTGCACACACCGCATCGTCCACCCGGTCCTTCTTCTCCTTCTGCTCAATGTCAGAGTTAGCACCCACCTTAATGATAGCCACGCCACCACCTAGATTAGCGATGCGTTCTTTTAAGAACTCTTTCTCTGTCGCTTGACTCTCTACAGCCATCTGCTCTTGCAGCTATTGCACTCTCTCCTCCCCTGCTCCGACAGCATCGAAGATAATGGTATTGAACCGTGAGCTCACCACCTTGCCTGCTTGTCCGCAGTCGTCAATAGTGACCATCATTAAGTTGTCACCCGTCTGCTCAGAGAAATACTTAGCCCCTGTCGCAATAGCGATGTCCTGCATGATCTGATGACGCTTGTAGCCAAATGACGGAGGAATAATAGTGCTCACTTTTAGACCCAACTTAATCTTGTTCACATTTAGTGAGTTTAGTGAGTTCTCATCTAGCTCTCCAATGATGAGCAATGAATGTCTGCCTTGGTGGATGAACTCTAGAATAGGCAAGATGTCGTTAAGGTTTGTAATGGGCTGGTCTGTCACCAAAATATATGGCTTGTCTAGCACCACCTCTTGCTTCTTGTGGTCTGTCACAAAATACTTGCTCGCAAACCCTCTGTCTATCTTCATGCCACTGACCACCTCAGCGTAAGTGTCCGATGTCTCAGATGCTCCAACAGTCACCACGCCTGATAGGCCAACTTGATTGTACGCATCAGCAATGATCTTGCCAATCTCTGCGTCGCCATTAGCAGAGATAGTCGCCACGTCCACCAACTTATCTGATGTAATCTCAGTTGACATAGCCGTTAGCTCTTCTGCGACACGCAATGCTGCAGCTTGAATGTCACGTAGCACCTGTGTAGTATTGTCTTCTGGTGTAAGTACACCCATTGCTGCATGGATGATAGCTTGTGCCAGCACCATACTTGTCGTCGTGCCATCACCTGCCGAATTAGCAGTCTTCTCAGATGCCTCTCGCATGATCATGACCGCCAAGTTCTCAGCTGGGTCCATTAAGTTAATTGACTTAGCGACCGTCACACCATCCTTGGTTACTGTAATGCCACCAACGTGTTGCTCGGACTCAATAAGCACCGTGCGACCACGAGCTCCTAGTGTAGACCCAACTGCATTAGCAATTGTATCCACCCCTTTGATTAATTTCTGTCTGCCTTCACTTCCGAAGACGATATCTTTTACTATCATGTTAAATTTAATTTGTTACAAATCTATATACAATTGTAATGCCAAACAATATTATTTGTCCTCATATTCTAGTCCGTAGCCAAAATGTCTTAGTATAAGACCCTTCATGCTACTCGGACTAGGACCAAAGAAACTAAATGTGTTAGACAGTCCGTTCTTAGAGTTCTCCCATTCACGACACTGGATAGTTAGCTTCTTGTGATATGGATTAGAATCTGAATTCAAAACTATATCATGGGAGAATCCCATCAACTCTTTAGCACACTGCAATAAGTCGCAATCCTGAAACATTAAATGCTCAGCGTTACAACCCTCTTGAGAGATGTTAACCCTGATCAATTTTTTAGGTTTTGAAAAGTATGGTTTCATATTATATTTATTAGTTGTACAAATATACTAAAAACAAATGAAATGTACAATATGTAAACTTGCAAACTTTTTTGCCGTATTACGTAAATATATTTTTTTATTTTGAGCGTGTGAATTTTTTTTTACTTTTCTTATTTATTTTGTTCATTTTGTTCATAAAAGAATAAATACTTAATATAAATAACTAATAATCAATAAGTTAAGAGGTTGTAAAAAAGTACAAGTTGTACATATTTTGTACACAAAGAAGTCACAAAAGTGTACGAATTGTATAAACAGACAAGATAATGAGCAAAAAAAAAGACTCAGCATAGCCAAGTCTCTTTAAAAAAATGAAATACAAAATTAAAATTACTTTTTCTTCATCTTAGGAAAGACACCTTTCTTCTCCATCTTCTCTACCTTCTTGCCTTCCTTTTTCTCGTGTTTCATCATAGCAGCCTTAGAAGCATACTTCTCTTTGCCACCATATTCTTTGATCATTTTTGCCATTGTTTTGTTTGGTTTGGTTTATGCAAAGTTAAAAAGAATGTGTCATATATATGGGTTTGGGGTACCCACCCCATTTTACACAGCCGGCCCTCAAAAGGAAACGCGATCAATTGAGGTACGGGGGGTGCTGTTTTGGAAATTTGCGTTTAGATTTTTAGCTTTTTTCTGGCTGTGCTGTGCTGTGCTGTGCTACATGTTCGCTCGTTCGGATTTTACCAGACGTTCGGCCTATTCCGTTCGCTTCGCTTCGCTCTGTTCATTGCGTCGCGACGTGTTCGCCTGCTTTATTGCAATAGCAAATCAAACGCAAGGCGTTAAGAGTGGCACGCTTGCACCCGCCAAAAATCACGCACCATTTCAAACGTTCAATTTTTCCCACACACTCGAATACACACGCCAAAATATTTTCAACAAAAAACGCGTCAATACGTTGTAATTAGCCATATTTTAAAAATATCGTAAAAAACTATTAATTTTTTTTTACTATTTGTATTGTTTATTCAAATCCTTTTTTGTTACTTTGAAGTGTGGAACAGGAACACACACAAAAAACGCAAAATCTACTAAAATACTAGACTAATGAAAAAATTGCCTAAATCAATCGAATCAAGAATTAACGAAATTAATTCAATGCTTCCGCAGGTCGACGCACTTGGAGATTTTGCCTGGACCTATGCGGGCGGGACCTGGCCCTACCAGGTAGATATTAAGGCTATCCAGGTGGACGGGTTAACCGTTACAATAAAAGCAAAGGACCAGAAAAATAATAGATGGAATTTTATTACACTGGAAACGTACGACGTAACAGACTGCGACTATTTTAGTTGCACAGGCTTAACAGGTTTAAAGCATGATTTAAGCATAATATTAAAAGCATTCAAAAAAGCACTAAAATAATTTAATCACCTTAAAAAATACTATTATGGAATTTACAAGAATTAATAACGATGTTAACGGAAATCCTCGCTACGTTACGCACTTTTTAAATATACCTATTGACGGCGAAGGCTTAAGCATTAGCGAAAAATACGCTCTTGCATGCAAGAAGGCGAACGCAATAGGAGGCCGAAAATATCACACTAAATCCTTCGGTGGTGGTGTTGTGTTTCAGTCTTACAATATCAAAGAATTAGAGAACGAAATTAACAACCTATAAAAATACGCAAATGGATACCTACATTTTTAACGCTTATTATTTCGGAGGCGAGAAAAAAGAAATCAAAGTAAAAGCAAATAGCAGATTTTCCGCATACGGAAAGGCTACAATTTTAGCCACGAAATACAATAACAATTTAGATTTAGTCGAATTAGAAAAAACTATTTACCATTTTTAAAAATACGCAATCATGAAAAAATACACGCAAATCCAAAAATTAGTTTACAAAATGCTAACAGAAAACACAGGAGTACATTTTTTAGACTCAGGTGGGACAGATGGCAGAATGTGGCAACGCAACGCAAAGAAAACAATCGAAGACTTTGCAAATGAGCCAGCGGAACTATATATAAAAGATAGAAACGATGACTACATCGAGCGGACCGTCTCTGTATTTCATTACATTTCAAGGACGCACGAATTAGATTCTATCTGTGATAAATTCAACCGCATTAAATCCACAGACTGGGACGGTGATTTCTATGGAGTATCCGCAAAGCATCAAGCATATTTAAACGAGATCGGATACGACAAAAACCCTAGAGAGTGGAACACATACAACGGGGATAGCGACCTT